CAAAATCAAAGGTACCTTAACTTTAGCAAGCTTAAGAGTAAGCACTCTAAATGTGGCTTTGATAATTTGAGCCTTTGTCATATCTCGTGTTTCTTTGCCTTCAGATGTGTCTTCCATTTCTTTTGTAGAAGACAATAGTCCTAATGAATCAAGAACCATCATGAAAGGAGGACGCTTATCTCCAGACTTTTCATAGTATTCAAGAGTCTTGAGCGCATGAGTCCTAAACTTCTGAATGGTATCCATTTCGGCAACGATTACTCGTTTGGTATCGATGCCTCGCTGTTCCATCATTGACTTAGTAACCGCAGCTTCAGTGTCATAATACATAACACCAGCTTCTGGATTAGCATCTAAGAACGCTTTGACGATGCCGAGTACGAAGAAAGTTTTTCCTGTAGCAGATTCACCGGCAAAAGCAGTAATTTTATTATTTGGCACACCACCAAAAAGACTGCCGCTAAGCACAGCGTTGAGAATATAAGAACCAGTATCAATGCATCCACTATATTCTGCAGAACCTTGACCATCAGCGGCGATTCGAGTATCTTCATCTTTGAGTGTCTCTACTAAATTTTTAAAAAATGACATATATTTCCTTTCAGTTTCACTTATAATGATTATACATTATGTGTTTAATTAAATATACCCTAAGCAAAGAAATCTTCTAAACTCGTTGAAGTATTTTCTTCTGCTGTCCAACCTATCTTTTCGATGATGCCATTCAATGGTTCAATGAAGGCTTTTTCGAATTGAGTATGATAGTCGATATGACGGTGAAGTTCAAATTCCTTAGGCAATTCACCTGGGCATGATATGACTGACATACCATATTTATTAGGCGTAAGGTAACAGAACTTAATCTTTTCACCGTCCATGATATATTGATACTTTTTCTCCATGGTTTTTGCACGAATGATATGGTTGTAACACAGAGCACCTCTTACTTGAATAGGAGTACCTTTTGCATAGACGTCTTGCTTACGAGAATACTTATTCATACCATTACAACCACGAGGAAATGCAACCTGTTCGAATGAAAGTGTGAAGAATTCTTCCTTGAATTTCTTCACGAACTCGATGAGTGCCTTATTGTCCTGAGTCATGATAATCTTAAGAGCTTTCTTAATAGATTCTCTACACGATAGAGGAGTAGAAGACTTAACAGCTTCAATGCCCATGATCTTGAGTTTAGGTTCGGCATAGCGTACTCCTTCGGAGTCGTGTACATTTAAGATGTATCGTTTCTTTGCAGTCCAGATACCTTTGTCAGCAATAGACTCTCGCTTCATCTTCATCTTTTGGTCATAGGCATTTGTATAAGTTGCAAGCTTAGCATAAGATGCATCGATGAATGGCTCAAGCTTTTCACGGCATACTTTGTTCAGGTACTCTACAATTTTTGCAGTATCTTTTTCATCAGGAAATACATGGTCGACCAACCCACTTAGGTTGATATAGATCGAATCTGTATCTGATGCAATGATATAGTCTTTGTCAGTTTTAAGGATATTGTTTAGATACTGATTCATCTCATTCTCAATCCATCGAATGGATACCTGACCTGCAAGAGTAATACATTCTGCCAAAGCGATCTGATAGTATCGAAAGAACTTGTTGCCTAATGCGCCATAAGCTGAGTTCAACATGATCTTGAAAGCCATCTGAAGATTGTTATATCGTGCGATCTGCTTTTCGAGTTCAAATGTCTTGTTCTTCTGATATTCTTTCTGAGCCTCGATCATCTTCTTCTTATAGATCGTTCGCTTATTATAATACATCTCCATCAGTTCTGGTAAGAAGCCTTGCTTATCATGACGAAAGATACAACGATTAGGAGTCTTGATAAGATCCGTATCCCATTCATCTGCCTCACCAGCAAGGAATCGATCTACATCCTTTTGACCAGAGATTTGACCATAATACGTTTCAGGTGAGATGTTGTACTGCATGATAAGGTGAGGATATAGGCTATTCAAGTCGAATGAGCATACCCAATCATGGATACCAACCTGAGGTACTTTTACATATGCACCTGCAAATGATGTCTCAAATCCATCATCGTTTTGAATACCACCTTCAGATAAGTTTTCTAAAGAACCAATCATAGCATAAGGAATATCTGGAATGCTTTCCTTTGGAGTTACTACGATATTACGTTCAAGCAAGAAGTTATGACTGATGATGTCCCATAGTTTTACTACACCAAAGGTATCAGCATAGTTAACTTTTGCGGCATATGCCATAGCGAATACAAGCTCGATCAGCTTAAGCTTATCTTCAAGTCTTTCAATCAGATCTACGTCTTTGATATTGTAATCGATGAATAGTTGGAAGTTGTTCTTATACAACTCATGTAGATTACCATATTCAGAGTAGTCTAACTTCTTTTCTCCGAGTTCGACCATGGCGATATGATCTAACTTATACGATTCCTGATTAGAATAAGTGAACTTCTTATAGAGCTGAATGTAATCAAGAGTGGTGATACCCATGATGTCATATACATTAAAATGGCCATTGGCTTTACCACGACTGACATGCTTTTCATTGACGATACCCCATGGAGACAGACGTTTCATGTTGTCTTCACCAAGGACTTTGGTCAATCGATTGACTAGATATGGAATATCGAATGATTCAATGTTCCAACCAGTGATCACATCAGGATCCATGATCCGCCATGCACGAAGGAACTGCTCAAGAAGATTGGCTTCGTCTTTACACTTGATATACTTTACGTTCTCGTCAGAGTTCTTATACTCACCACAACCAAAGACTATCATCTGTCCTTTGAACTTGATACCAATAGCTGTGACTTCTTTGTCTGCTAGTTCAGGTCTTGGGAATCCATCATCTGATGCTACCTCGATATCGAAGTAAAGGATCTTGATCTTGTCGACGTCATATTCAACTTCATTACGAAAGTTATCAAACAACCAAAGATAGTTGAAAGAACGAGGACTTTGACCATGGACAGTGAAGTTGTCTACATCCTTATACTTTTCTGCAAACTCTTTAGCTTCGTAAATCGAATCGAAACTAAACTTTTCAACTGTAACGTCTTGGAGAGTCTTATAGACTGATGTGCTATCCGCTTTCTTGGATTCGACAAAGAGATATGGCTTGTATCGAATCTTACGCTGCACAGCTTTGCCATTCTCATACCCGCGATAAAGGATGTTATCTCCGCGTTGGATGACTGAGGTATAGAATTTCATAACATTATCCTTATAAATACATTCGGGGTACACGTTGATTGTACCATAATAAAACAAATAAAAACACTATTTAAGGGGTCTCGCATGAGTTTAAAAGATTTTCAAAGTAAGATTGGTGTAACGGCTGATGGCGCATGGGGTCCGGGGACGCTTAAGGCTGCTGTAGAATTCTTGAAGATGCCTAAAGTGCGTGCTGCTCATTTCTTTGCTCAAACCTCTCATGAAAGTGGCGGCTTCAAGTCTTTATCAGAAAACCTAAACTATAGTGCTGACGGTCTTGTAAAGATCTTCCGTAAATATTTCCCTGATGTTGCCGCTGCTACTCCTTATGCCAGAAATCCAGAAAAGATTGCCAATAAGGTATATGGTGGTCGTATGGGTAATGGTGATGAGGCCTCAGGTGAAGGTTTCAAGTATCGCGGTCGTGGCGCCATTCAGTTAACTGGTAAAGATAACTACGCTGCATTCGCCAAAGCAATCGATCGTCCTGATGTGCTTACTAATCCAGACATTGTTTCTGGTGAGCTTGCATTTGAATCTGCTATGTTCTTCTTTGATAAGAATAAGCTTTGGGACATTTGTGATAAAGGTATCAATGATGAAACCATTACAGCTCTTACAAAGAGAATCAATGGTGGTACAATTGGTTTAGAAGATCGTAAGAAACATACTTATGAGTATGCTAAACTTCTAGGAGTTTAATGAAAAGGGGAGCAAAGGCTCCCCTTCTCTTATCTGTCTTAATGAATCGTTTTCATTACATAACTTAGCATTGCTGCACAATTAAATACAATCAATAAAGTTAAAGCAATATTATTTTTGATTAAGCTCATTTTTCCTCCGCAAGAAACTGTTTAGTAGTAGTAGTAGTAGTTGGTTCTTTAATCTCGATCTTCTTGGGTTTCTTATGCTCAGGAATAATACGCTCCAGAATAATCTGAAGAATTCCGTTTAGCATCTCAGCGCCCTTAATTTCGATGGAATCGTTTAGAGAGAATGTTCGCGTAAAAGCACGAGTGCTGATACCTTTATAAAGATATGGGTTAGTTTCATCGTTATTAGATTTACCTGTAACGATTAACTTATCTTCGACAAACTCAATTTCGATATCAGAACGACCAAAACCAGCTACTGCAAGCTCGATTGCGTACTTGTTCTCATCGATTTTCTTGATGTTGTACGGAGGATAATGGGGAATGCTCTTTGTGAAGTCGTCATGAAGTTTTGAAGCTTCATTGAAAACGTGATCAAAGCCAACAAAGAACGAATTGAAGGCGTCCCAATTTTTTGGGACAAAGTATGTCTTAGTCATAAGACCTCCTGTTAAGCAAGGTTAATATATTGGCAGTTTATACGCTACTGCCAAACGCGCCACCCCGAAGGCATGGCAATCTCAAAATCTATTTATATTACTTTCTTCTTCCGATGTTATATTTAGCGACTAGTTCCCAATCATCTTTCTCTTTATGAGAGATAATCTTGATCTGACTGATAGGAGCCATTAGTTCTGCAATATATTCTGGTCGCACAACCTTGAGTAAACCCCATTGCTCTAATAGAGTAGCAATAGTGTTCCTTCTCGACATATCATCTTCAGAGAAATTAGATGGCTTACCGTCTAACATAAACAACTCTTTAAAATGTACAATATAATACTTTCCCTGCTTATGCAGGATATGACACGATTGATAAAGAGTATTATCTTTCTTCGATGCTACACCAATACGGGTCAATGTTTCTTTTATTTTAAGGAAATCTTCTTGTTCTAAGAGACTCACCTCAACTAGGGAATCAACTACACTCATTTTTTTATCACTCCGCCTTTTTGTAATTTATTTTTTAGCAGATCCAATTCTTCTTTATTTATAATTGATAGGATTTCTGCGGCGCGAGTGTAGTTGCATTGATAATATTGGGTTATAGCTTCAATATCTTTATCTTCGGCTTTTTTAGACCATTTACTAAACCTTTTCTTTTTAGGAATACCATTTAGATAATATTCAAATTGTAGTTTATTGTCTACATGAGCATACTGATTGATTTCATTTGCATATAGAATAGTATCAACAAAATAAGATAATGATTTATTGACCATGAAAGGAGTATATCCCTTCTCTGCCAACTCGTCATTTTCAGTTCCTACCATTAGGTTCTTCTTCGTATCATTGATAGCATTTACGAAGTCGAACGGGTTCATACAAATTCACACTCTGTCATGATCATAGTCAAACATGCTACAGTATTGATTTCAGGATCAGCAACGAATGCGACTTTGAACTGATAGTCACCAATGATCAACACCAACTGAGGGATAGATGCAGGTTTAATGTGCTGAATAGCATTGTCGTAGATCTTGCGAAATAAGACATGAGATTCAATATCACTATTCTCGCCTACCCACTTTCGCATGTTGCTAAACGACTTAGCCTTCAGATAACCAAATAGGTTCTTAAAGCTTTCATCGCCTAGATTGGCAAGGATACCACTATCGATCTTACCTGTAGCAGAATAGCGTTGAAGTTCATTTAGTACTCGTCTCCAATCTGGAAAGTATTTGCTAATGACTTCGGCGACTGCACCATCATCATACTGAACCTTTTCAGTGTCAAGGATATGCTTGATGCGCTTCATGAACTGAGAAGCTAACTTAGCTTTCTCATTATTAGGAAGCTTAAAGTCAATGACTGTGCATCGACTATGAAGCGGTTCAATAATCTTGTTCTTGAAGTTACATGTAAGGATAAATCCACAGTTCTTTGAGAACTCTTCCATGAAGTTTCTCAAAGCAGGTTGAGTACTATTTGGATTTAGATAGTCTGCTTCGTCTAAGATAACATACTTTCTTCCACCCATCAAAGACATAGAAGAAGCAAACTGGCTGATATCTACACGAAGAGTATCGATGTTACCATTCATCGATCCATTGATAATCATATAATCGCAATTGAGTTGCTCAAGCATGGCTCGAGCCACAGTGGTTTTACCCACTCCAGCTCGGCCAGTCAAGAGCATATTTGGAATTGTACCTTTATCTACGAATTGCTGGAAAGTATTCTTCAAATCAGTAGGAAGAATGCACTGCTCAATCGTTTTAGGACGATAAAGCTGGGACCACAAAAAATCATCACGAACCATAATATAAAACTCCAATCAATTAAATAACAACAGATTCGTATAAGGTCTGAAATTCCTCCATTTCCATTACTTCTTCAGTAAATGAGTTGTTATGATACACCTTAGCCATCTTACGAAGAATTCGTTTATTCATATTAAACTTTTCAGAGGCATCTGTAATAGCTTCTTTTTGAAACTCCTTCTCAGACTTCACACGAAGCATAGAGTTAGAAAGTTCATCAAGAACACTTTTCAGTGCCTTCTTATCAACATCAATCATTATTAATCCTCGTAGGTAGAAGTAGATTCAGTAGTAATCCAATACTGTACACCATCATCAGACACAAAGTGGCCGATACCCTTAGCGACAAATACGTCATAAGACTTACTCATCATCTTAAGATTGTTGCAAGAGAAGATGATCTTAAACGTCTTACTGGTTTCCTTTACTTCGAGCTCAAACGTATTGTTTGAAGAATTCTTAGAATCCATAGCTCGAAGGAGTAGACGACCATCTTCACCTACAAGAGCAATTTCTGGCAACTGAAGGACACTCGAAGCCCTCATTAGATTTTGAAGATTATCAGCAGTCAAATTAAACTCTACATATGATTCACCTACCTTGATGTCCTTATTCGGAGGAAGGATCATCGTGATAGGATCAGCATAGATAAAGTTTACGCTCTTACGACCATCAGTAACCTTCACATAGTTATCACAAAGAAGGAGTTCTGGATCATCGAACAGAGACAGAACTCCTAGAAAACGATTCAAATCAAAGATGCCAAAGTCCTTTTCAATCGTCTCGTCAATCTGAGCTCGAGCCATTACCGTTTTAATCGGTGAAATGGTCGATAGTACATTACCAGTATTGAACATGATAGACGGATTGATAGAGCTAAAGTTCTTTAGAATCTGAATCGTTTTTGCACTTAGTTTCATAATAAACCTCACTTACCCTTTTTATGTGAATAGCTAGCATCAGCAGTAGCTGCAGCACCGATCGATGCTAGATCTGCAAGAGATCCACCAAAGATGTAAGTACCAACGTGTTGCAACTGCATCCAAGGACAGAACCATACCTGACCGCCCATCTTCTGAACGTTATAACAGAACATGTAGTCTTCTGATAGGTAACGCTTAGAGACTGGATCGATGATACAATCAAAGAATGCCATAATCTCACGACTACCATCAAAGTGTTCAGTACGAACATGATCAGGCTTATAAGAAAGCTCAGGAAATGCTTCTTGATATTTCTCAAACGTACGGCGACGAATCATCATGAATCCAGTACCAATTTCAGATACTTCAACTGGTTCACCAATTGGGATCTGAGCTTGACCAGACTTAGGATTGAACACATAATCACCGACATATTTTTCTAGATTATTTGGATTATCGTCAGCAACACCTTTATCTACGGCGAGCTTAATCTTTTCCCAAGAGATGCACTTCTTAGGATATGGACCACCGATAACGTCGTATGGACTTGCATCGTCTTGAATAGCAAGAAGCGCAATAACGTCATTTGGATTGAATCCAATATCACTGTCAATGAACATCAAGTGAGTTGCGCCTGAGCGCATGAACTCGTCAGCACAATAGTTACGTGCACGAGTAATCAATGATTCATTGAATAGAAAATAAAGCTGAAGAGGAATACCGTATTGGGTACAGATAGCTGATAGATCGGCGACTGAACGGGCAAACATGCCTGTGCACTGACCACCATACATGGGCACCGCTAGGAATAGCTTACGCGTTCTTAGAACTTCTACAGGAACTTTTACTTGAAAATTAGACATATTTCACTCCAATGTTATAAGGACATTCATTCAAGACATGATGAAGCATCATTGTACTACACATATTTATATATGTACATCATACCAGTTCAGGAATATTTAAACGCATATCTTTTTCTTTTTGTTCTTGGGAATCTTGAACATACATCTCAATGATTGCATAATGGATGATCTTCATCAGATCCTTTCGATTGTAACCTCCCTTCTTACCGTATCGTTTAGCGTACTTCATGATGTTGCCCATACAAAAACCAGTGCCATGACCAGCATCAATAATCATATCAGTCGCCTGATATTTGCCGCTATAGTGTTCGTTATAAGTTGCATCGATATATTTCATTACCGTATCGACAGATTTTTTTTCATTGTATTTGTATTCAATCACGAGAAGAAATCCTCCAATGTTGTTGCCTGCTGTGTATTGTTATATTCTTTACCTTGCCAATGCGGGTAAAACTCTCGAGAAAGATGAACTGACTTAGGCTTTTCCATGAATGAAAAATCTAGTTCACCGTTCTGATTGATCATGTGCTTGGTCCATTCAAAGAGCTTTACATCATCTGTCTGTTGTTTCTTACATTCATCGATGAATATGCCTCTAACTTCATTACGTTCTTTCCATGGACCATAGAATGAAGTACCTTTGTACCAACCAGTCTTAGGAATAGGACGACTCTCATTCTCAATAGGAAGAGGTTCATAGATCTGTGCAGGAATATTGAACTGCTTCACTGCATCGAAATAATTCTTAACCAGATCTCGAGTAGATTGTTCGGGATTACTTTGGCGGCAAAGATGATGACGAATATCAATGTTACCAAAATAAAATTCCAGTTGTTTAAATTGATACTGATTGCTATAGATGAATTTGTCTAGACCTTCTTTGAGAGCTCCATGCAAAGTTTTGAATGGCACTGAATTGACCATCCATCCGGGTCGATACATGCAGATAGCATGACTATCGCCACATGAGATCTTATCATATGTCTTGATAAGATTAGGATCTACTACTTCTGCGCTATTCTGAATACGCTTCAAGTTATCCCAATCAACTTGATACCAACGAGGATCTATGTCTTCTTGTTTATCTTTATCCGTCAGAATACGCATGCGTTCTTGAAGCATTGCATGGTAATCAGGAAAGTCGATACAGATAGAATACACTTTGCCTTTAAAGTGCGAGAACTCTTTGAAGTTATCCACATTAGCATACTCTTTCAATCCACCAAAAAGATTGAGAGTTCCACCCCAATCATTGCCATGATAGATGTATATCATATCATAGTCATGAACATTCTTTAGATTGCCAGACATCGCAACATCG